AGGAAGTACCGTTTTGAGGGACGGACTCCTTCCGGCCCCTACGGGGCCACCTCCCTCTGAGAGGGAGGCTTAAATAGTGATGGCGGCAGATTGCGACACGTAGTTAGTCCTTTAGGGCGACACGAAGTTAGTCCTTTAGGGCGACACGAAGTTAGTCCTTTAGGGCCGCCGCTACAGAGTAACCCGGATAACGGCGACGGAGGATCGCCGGGGAACAACGACATGAATTTAAGGAGGATATACCATGAACAAGTTGATTACCGAATCGAGAGTGTACAGGCTGATCGGGCTGACGCCCATACTGGGCAGCGCACCGGCGTCGCGGGCCATCCGCACGCAGTACATCGCCAGCAAGGCGCCCACCGACGAGCTGAGGACCGAGGAGGAGAGCGCGCCCTTCGACCTGGACGAGAAGGGCCTGACCGTGTTCAACCGCAACAAGCAGGACCAGCTGTGCGTGATGGGCTACCAGTTCAAGGGCTTCCTGAAGGGGGCGCTGACAGCGCTGAAGGCCCAGTGCAAGATCGCTTCGGTTAAAGGCAAAATCGACAACCTGGTGTTCGTCGAGCCGAGGTACATACCGCTGATGAAGGACGGCCAGCCCATCCGGGAGGAGGACGAGATCCTGGAGCGGCCGCTGCGGGCGCAGACCATGCAGGGCGAGCGGGTGACGCTGGCCGCCAGCGAGCTGGTGGAGGACCCCTGGGAGATCACCATCGAGATGACGCTGATCCCCAACAACGGCACGGCGAAATCTGAGGCGCTGACCTGGGACGCCATCGAGGCGGCGCTGGACTACGGGGCCTTCCACGGCCTGGGCCAGTGGCGAAACGCCGACTACGGGAAGTTCATGTGGGAGCAGGTGGAGGAATGATGAAGCGGTTCGGATATCTGGTGCGCCTGGGCGGGGACGCGGAGGTCTCCGAGGCGCTGGATCGCGGGGTGCGGGGGGCGATGCTGCCCGTGCCCCGGGAAAATAACGAAGCCTGCCGCCGGGTGGCGATGTGGCAGCACACGCCCCAGGAATGGCGGGAGATGACGCTGGACGCCCGGCGGCGGTATCGGCGCAACCGGAGGCCCCAGGGCGTGGGCAAGGCGCTGCTGATCGGCTACGCGCTGGTGTGCCTGGGGGTGCATGCCGCCTTCGACTGGCTGTGGGAAGCGATAGAAGGGAGGACACAGAGATGAGGACGGGCTACGCGATACGGGACCGGGAACAGCGGATGTGGCTGGCGACGCGGACGAAGGTCGAGGGCATGGAGCACCCGGTGGCCGTCTGGGTACAGAGCGAGGCCGACGCGATGATCTTCGGCAAGCTGCCGGATGCCCGGCGGATGCTGTCCGCGGTGCGCGAGGGACACCGGAACCCCGCGGCGGTGCAGATCCTGGACCCGCGCTGGCGGGAGGTGGATTAGGTGCTGCTGGTGGATCTGCTGGCCGGGGCCATGGTGACCACGGGGGCGTCGCTAATGCTGATCGGGGTGATCGGGCTGGTGCTGACGCGGAGCGAGGAACGAAAGGAAAAGGAGGAATTGAAGCATGAGTTTGACATTGACCGTTGAATTCCCGGCGCTGGATCGGCTATGCGCGTGGCTGGAGGGCCACGACAAGGCCGGGCTGGTGGGGGAGATCGAGAAGGAGATCGTGCGCAAGCTGGAGGAGGCCGTGAAGGGCGGCGTGCCGAGGCCGGAGTTTAAGGAAGTGCCGGTCACGGAGGAGCATCCGTGGAAGGACGAGGCGAAGGAAACCGAGGGAACAGGGAACAGGGACATCGAGCGCCCGGAAAACGCTCCAGTGGAGCGTTTTCAGCGAGATGGGGCCGGCAGGCCCTTGGGAACAGGAAAAGCGCCCTCTCCGAAGGTAGATCGCCCCACCGAAGGGGAGGCCGAGGAAACCAAGACAGCGACAGCCCAGAAGCCCGTGACGCTGGCGGACGTGCAGCGGGTGGCGGCACAGATGCGGGACGAGGGGAAGCTGAGTCAGGTGACCGGCATATTCAAGGAGTTCGGCATCAACAAGCTGAGCGATTTGCAGGGCGACGCGCTGCAGAAGTTCGCCGCGAAACTACGGGGGATGGGGGCGAAGATATGAGTCACGCAGTATTGAGCCCCAGCAGCGCGAAGCGGTGGATCAACTGCCCGCCATCGGCCAGGATCAACGCCGAGGCGCCGCAGAAGGACACCGTCTATACCCGGGAGGGGACACTGGCTCACGCCGTCTGCGAGCTGAAGGCGCGGAAGCACTTTCTGACCGGCGTGGGGCCGAAGAAGTTCAAGTCCCTCATGGACAGGTACAGGGCGGATGACCTGTGGGCCGACGAGATGGACAAGTACACCGACGACTACCTGGACGCGCTGAAGGACATCGCCGCCGAGTTCGACACCCCGCCCCATGTGGCGCTGGAGGTGAAGGTGGACTTCTCCGAATACGTGCCCGACGGCTTCGGCACCGCCGACTGCCTGATGATTGGCCCCGAGGGCGGCACGACCACGCTCCACGTGATTGATTTCAAGTACGGCAAGGGCGTGGAGGTCGAGGCCGAGGAGAATCCTCAGATGATGCTGTACGCGCTGGGTGCCTATTTGGATTATGCGCCGATCTACGACATCGACACGGTGAAGATGACCATCGTGCAGCCCCGCATCAAGCGGGAGCCGGACACCTGGGGGCTGAGCGAGAACACGCTGCTGACCTGGGCCAACGTGGTGGTGGAGCCGGCGGCGAAGATGGCGATCCAGGGCCAGGGCGAATTCAAGGAGGGCGACTGGTGCCGGTTCTGCGCCATCCGGGGGTCCTGCCGGGCGCGGGCCGAGGCGAACCTGCGGGCGGCGGAGTTGGACTTCAAGCTGCCGCCGGAGCTTTCCGACAGCGAGGTGGGCGAGGCGCTGACCCTGGGGCGGCGGCTGAAGCAGTGGCTGACCGACCTGGAGGAATACGCGCTGGCCGCCTGCCTGGACGGTCGGGAGATCGACGGCTGGAAGGCCGTGGCGGGGCGCAGCGTGCGGGCCTGGACGGACCAGGACGCGGCGTTTGCGGCAGCGAGGGCCGCGGGGATCCCCGAGGAGATGTTGTACGAACGCAAGCCGGTAACGCTGGCGGCGCTGGAGAAGGTGATGGGGAAGAAGCCCTTCGCCGAGACGATGAAGCCGTTTGTGACCATGCCGCCGGGGAAGCCCACGCTGGTGGTAGAAGGGGACAAGCGGGAGGCGATCACCAATCGGGCGAGCGCCGAGGATGACTTCAAAGAGATTTAAGGAGGATATGAATCATGGCGAATGTGAATCCTGCGCATGTGGTGACCGGGAAGGTCAGGTTTTCCTACGAGCACGTGATGAAGCCCTATAAGGGCGAGAACGCGGGGCCGGACGACGAGGCGAAGTACAGCCTCACCGTGCTGGTACCCAAGTCGGACACCGCCACGCTGGCGAAGCTGCGCGCCGGCATCGAAGCGGCGAAGAAGCGGGGTGTGGAGACCAAGAAGTACAAGGACGGCACGCCGGTGGACAAGCTGCCGGATCCCATCTGGGACGGCGACGGCTACCGGGCGGACGGGTATACCGAGTTCGGGCCGGAGGCCAAGGGCATGTGGGTGTTCACCGCCAGCGCCAAGCTGGACCGGAAGCCCCGAGTGGTGGACGCCAACTGCCAGGACATCATCGACCCCTCGGAGATCTACAGCGGCATCTGGGGGCGCGTGGCGGTGGACTTCTACCCGTACAACTTCGCCGGGAAGCAGGGCGTCGGGTGCGCGCTGTGCAACGTGCAGAAGCTGGCCGACGATGAGCCCCTGGGCGGCAGCAGGCCGACGGCGGAGGAGGACTTCGGCGGGGACGGAGAGTTCGACCCGCTGGGGTGAGGACAAAGGGAACAGGGAACAGGGAACAGGGAACAGGGAACAGGGAACAGGAATGGCGGGCGGCGCAACGCCGCCCCTACATTAGAGTGGAGGTACACACCATGATGAAACCGAACGACCGGCTGACCATTCCCCATGCGGGGCATGAGCGGAAGCAGACACAGTACGGTTATACCGCCTACTGGACGCAGGCCAGCAAGTTCGCCATGATGAACCGGCTGGGCGAGTATGAGGACACCGGGCTGACGCCGGAGGAGATCAGGCAGCTGATTGAATAATGCGGCGAGATAGTTGACCTGGCGGATCAGTTGAACGGGAGGTTCGAATGAGCACCTGGCGCCACGTGAGCGTGGACATCGAGACCTATTCCGACATCGACATCAAGAAGGCGGGGCTGTACAAGTACGCGCAGTCCCCGGCCTTCGACATCCTGCTGATCGCCTTCGCCGTGGACGCGGGGCCGGTGCGGATCGTGGACCTGACGCAGGATCCGGGGGCGAACGGCAGCGGGGCCAACTGGCTGGCACTGCAGGACTTCCGGCAGCTGTGGGTGAGTGTGGACGTGATCTTCCACGCCTATAACGCGGCGTTCGAGCACTACTGCCTGAACACCTGGGCGAAGCGCAACGGGTGGAAGACGAGGCCCATCGGGGACTGGCGGTGCACGATGGCCCACGGACTGTATTGCGGGTATACCGCGGGGCTGGCGGCCACCGGCGAGGCCATGGGGCTGCCCCAGGACAAGCAGAAGATGTCCGTCGGCGCGGCGCTGATTCGGAAGTTCTGCGTGCCGGGGAAGGCGAAGGCCGCGCCGCTGATCGACGGGCTGGTGGCCGAGGAGAGCAGCATGGCGAAGGTGCGCAGGCGGATTGCCGCGGAGCCGGAGAAGTGGAAGCTGTTCGTGGAGTACTGCAAACAGGACGTGGAGGCCGAGCGGGAGATCGAGCGGCGGCTTTCCAAGTGGCCCATGCCGGCGCGGGAGCTGCTGCTTTGGGAGCTGACCGTGGACGCCAATATCGAGGGCGTGGGCGTGGACCGCGACCTGGTGGACGGGGCGCTGTATCTGGACAAGGCCGAACAGGCGGCGCTGCTGGACGAGGCCCAGCAGATCTCTGGGCTGGACAACCCGAAGAGCGTCCAGCAGCTTTTGAAGTGGCTGAGCAAGGAACTGGACACCGACGAGGTCACCGACCTGAAGAAGGCCACTGTCTCCGACCTGCTGAAGGCCGGTGTGGACAGCGACAAGGCGCAGCGGATGCTGGAGCTGCGGCAGCTGATGAGCAAGACCTCGACAAAGAAGTACGACGCCCTTCAGGCCGCCACCTGTGATGACGGGCGGGTGCGGGGGATGATGTTCTACTACGGGGCGAACCGTTCAGGTCGGTGGGCGGGGCGGATCGTGCAGCCCCAGAATTTGCCACAGAACCACCTGCCGGAGCTGGGCTATGCCCGGGAGCTGGTGAAGAAGCTGGACGCGGAGATGGTAAAGGTCTGCTATGGCAGCGTGCCGGACACGCTCTCGCAGCTGATCCGCACCGCTTTCGTGCCGAGGCCGGGGAATCTCTACGCCGTGGCCGACTACTCCGCCATCGAGGCGCGGGTGGTGGCGTGGCTGGCGGGGGAGAACTGGGTGCTGGACGCCTTCAAGGAAGGCAAGGACATCTACTGCGCCACGGCCAGCCAGATGTTCGGGGTGCCGGTGGAGAAGCACGGCGTGAACAGCGAGCTGCGACAGCGCGGCAAGGTAGCCACGCTGGCCCTGGGGTATGGCGGCGGCGAGTCCGCGCTGGTGGCAATGGGGGCTTTGAAGATGGGGATCCCCGAGGGGGATCTGCCGGAGATCAAGGCCAAGTGGCGGAAGGCGAACCCGGCGATCTGCGCTTTGTGGCGGAAGGTGGAGGACGCGGCGGTGGCGTGTGTGCGGACGCATAGCCAACAGGTGTTGCGCGTTGGAGGGGGAACGACCGCTGCGGCGGGGACCTCATCCGTCAGCGCTGGCGCGCTGCCACCTTCCCCAAAGGGGAAGGCTTCCTGGATCTATTTCTGCCGTGAAAGTGATTCGGAGACGGGGCAGGATTTTATGACGGTGAAGCTGCCGACGGGGAGGAAGCTGTTTTATGCGAAGCCTTCCCTGCGGGCGGCGAGGAAATTCCCGGGCCGGGAATCGCTGCATTACATGAGCACCAACCAGACCACGAAGAAGTGGGGCCAGACGGACACCTGGGGCGGGAAGCTGGTGGAGAACATCACCCAGGCCGTGGCACGGGACTGTCTGGCGGAGACGCTGCTGAGGCTGAAGCGGAAAGGGCTGACGGCAGTGTTCCACGTGCATGACGAGGTGATCGTCGAGGTGGACAGCACCGGGCAGCTGGACGAGATACTGGACATCATGGCCGAGCCCCTGGACTGGGCGCCGGGGCTGCCATTGAAGGGAGCGGGATTTTGCTGTGAATACTACCAGAAGGATTGAGGAAGCGCCGAGGCCGTGCCCGTTTCGGACGGAGGGACAATGCAGCCGGAAGGGCTGCGCACTGTGGAACGACGATGTGAACACCTGTGGGCTGAGCGCGGGGAGTTTGCAGCTGCTGATGAAGACGGCCGTCACCGACGCGGCGGTGGAAATCGCGCGGCACCTGGGCGATGACGGGAGGTAGCGCAGTGGACAGGATTGAGATCATCAAAGGGCTGGAAAAGATCGGGAGTTTCTTCCAGGCCCGGGCGGACATGGCCGTGGGCGACGGGAAGATGCTGCTGTTGAACTGGATGAAATGCGCGGACGAGGCGGCGGAAGCGATGCGGCCCAGGGTCTTGACGCTGGAGGAGGTCATGGCGCGGCGCGGTGAGCCGGCCTGGTTGGAGGCGAAGAGCAGCAAGGGCTACAAGGGCTATGTGCTCATCTACGACGTGCAGGAGGGCATGGGCATCACCGGCGTGAGGATCGGCGTGACAAAGCCGGGGCACATCACGATATGGCCGGCAAAGGAGCTCTACGGCGTGAAGTGGCGGTGCTGGTCGGGCAGGCCCACGGAGGCAGAAATGAGCGCCACACCTTGGCTGAAGAGAGGAGAAAGACTGTGAACAGAGATAAAACCGAGCAGGAGCGGCACGAGGAAAAACGGGCGCGCGTGCTGAAGGGGCTGGAGTGCCACGCGCATATCAGCCATGAGTGTGAAAAATGCCCATACGACCAGCAGCGGCGGCGGTGGCTGCGCGGGGAGGGCGGGAGCTGCGACTGCTTCCTGGCGGACGACGCGCTGGCGCTGGTGGACGAGATGGATACGACGATTCGCGCGCTGCTGGGCGAGTTTGGCGACAGCTGCGGCGTGGATGGATGCGGAGAGGATACAAATGGATAATGTGCGGGAGCAGATATTAAAGGCGGCCATACGGAAATACGGGCCGGGGGCGCAGCGGGACAAGGCCATTGAGGAGCTGAGCGAGCTGATCCGGGCGCTGGCGCGGTGCGACGACGCGGAGAACGTGGCCGAGGAGATGGCGGATGTGCGTATCATGCTCGACCAGCTGGAGCTGATCTCCCGCAACGGGCAGAAGGTGGCAAAGTATGAAGTCCAGAAGCTGCGGCGGCTGGACCAGCGGGTCCACGCGGCGGATGTGATCGAATGAGCTGGCCGAAAAAGCAGCCCGAGCGGCATCTGATCGACGGGCGCGAGATGACGGTGCAGGAGATTGCCGACATGCTGGGCGTCACCAAGATGGCGCTGCAGGGGCGGCGCAGCCGACTGGGCAGGCCGACCTATCAGACCATCGTGAACATGTACCGGGAGAACCAGTTCGGGAGCGACCACGACCGGAGCGCCCGGTACATGGTGAACGGGAAGTGGATGACCCGGAAGCAGATCGCCGGGATGCTGGGCATAAGCCCCAGCACTCTGACGAACTGGCTGTGCGATAACAAGGGTAAGAGCATCGCGGATGCGGTGGCCTGGTTCCGGATGTACCAGACCGGGGAGCGCAAGCGACACCACGGCCAGGGCGGCGCAAAGCCGATACTGTACCGGGTGGGCCGCAAGACCTACTCGGTGCCGCAGGTGGCGCGGATGTTCGGAGTTTCCCATACCTCAGTGAGCTTTGTGCTAAAGCACCGGAATGGCGACATGGCCGCGACGATCCAGCATTACAGGGACCGGGAAAACCGGAAAAGGCAGAAGGCCGAGAAGGACATACTGGCGATTCTGATGGGAGGATCGGAATGAACGACAGAAAACTGACGATCAGCGTAGGGGGTAGCCGGAAGTCAACCAGCTGGGCACCCACCGAGATTTTGTGGTCCGCGCTGTGCGACAGGCTGCGCGAGCCGATACGCGGCAGGGAGAGCCATGAGGCGTACATGCGCATGCCGAAGGCGCAGCAGGACGCGCTGAAGGACATCGGCGGATTCGTGGGCGGTACGCTGCGAAACGGCAGGCGCAAGGCCGCCAACGTGACCGGGCGCGACCTGGTCACCCTCGATCTGGACGCCATCAAGAAGGACGGCGCTGAAGCTGTGCGCACCGCCGTGAGCGCACTGGGCTGCGCCTCGGCGATCTACTCCACCCGCAAGCACGAGCCGTCAAAGCCGCGCCTGCGGGTGATCCTGCCGCTGGACAGGACGGTCACCGCCGAGGAGTATGAGCCGATCGCGCGGCGGGTGGCGGAGTGGCTGGGCATCGACCAGGCCGACCCGACCACCTTCGAGAGCTGGCGGCTGATGTACTGGCCCAGCGCCAGCGCCGACAGCGATTATATTTTCGACATCAACGACGGCGAGTTCCTGAGCGCGGACAGCGTGCTGAAGACCTACTGCGACTGGCACGACATGCGCGACTGGCCGCAGGTGCCGGGGCAACAGTCGAAGCAGCGCGACCTCGCCGCGAAGCAGGAGGACCCGGAGGGCAAGAAGGGCATTATCGGCGCTTTCTGCCGGACGTACAGCATCCGGCGCGTGATGGACGAGCTGATACCTGGTGTGTATGAGCCGACCGACGACATGGACCGATTCACCTACACCGGCGGCAGCACCTCCGGGGGCGCGATACTCTATGAGGAGAAGTGGCTGTACAGCCACCACGCCACAGACCCGTGCAGCGGGCGGCTGGTGAACGCCTGGGACCTGGCGCGTCTGCACCTGTACGGAGACAGGGACGCCGAGGCGCAGGAGGGCACCCCGTCGAACAAGCTGCCCTCCTATCAGGCCATGCGGGAGCTGGCGCTGCAGAACGACGAAATCAAGCGCATCCTGCTGGACGAGAACCGGGCGCAGATCACCGAGGACTTCGGAACCGCCGACCCGGACGGCGACTGGCGGACGCAGCTGGCGATGAACACCAAGGGCGAGGTGCTGGGCACGCTGGTGAACCTCCGGCTGATCTTCGAGAACGACCCGTCCCTCCAGTGCGTGGGCAACGACGCATTCATGGGGCAGAGCTACATCTACGGCAAGCTGCCCTGGGACAAGCGCACCGAGCGCAGGGTGTGGACGGACAGCGACGACACGGGCGCTGCCTGGTATGCGGAGGCGGCCTACGGCGTGAAGGACCTGCGGCGCATCAAGATGGCCGCGGACGCCGCCATGGAGACTCACCGCCGCGACATGCTGCAGGAGTACCTCGAAGGGCTGGAGTGGGACGGCATCCCGCGGGTGGATAAGCTGCTGGTGCGCTACCTGCTGGCCGAGGACACCCCGTACACCCGCGCCGTGACGAGGAAGTTCCTGACCGGGGCGGTGGCGAGGGGCATGGATCCCGGCTGCAAATTCGACAGCGTGCTGACGCTGATCGGCGCGCAGGGCTGCGGCAAGAGCATGTTCGCCGACATCCTGGGCGGGGAGTGGTACAACGACAACATACAGACGTTCACCGGAAAGGAAGCCGCCGAGCAGCTGCGCGGGGTGTGGATTGTGGAGATTCCCGAGGTGGACCGGTTCAGTAACAAGTTCGAGGCCAGCGCCGTGAAGCAGTTCATTACACGCCGCGACGACATCTACCGGGTGCCGTTCGAGCGGCGCACCACGCCGCATCCCCGGCGCTGCGTGTTCATCGCCAGCACCAACGCCTCGGACTTCCTGACGGATTCGACCGGGAACCGGCGCTGGTGGATCGTGCGCTGCAGAGCGACGCAGGAGAACCGGGGCGCTGATCTGAACGAGCTGCGGCGGGAGCGCGACCAGATGTGGGCGGAGGCCGTGGCGCTATGGCGCGCGGGTGAGCCGCTGACGCTGGAGCCGGAGCTGTACGCCGAGGCGACAAAGAAGCAGGAGAGCGCCGTGATGGACGATTCCTGGTCGGGAATCATCGCCGAGTTTGCGGGGCGCCAGGTGCCGGAGGACTGGGACACCCGGAAGCCGGAGGACCGAATGGTATGGTGGTCAAACGAATTCGAGTTCCAGAGCGTGGGGCTGGTGCCGAGGAAGAAGCTGTGTGTGCTGGAGGTCTGGTGCGAGCTGTTCCGGAAGGACAAGGCGATGCTGGACAACCGGACGTCGCGGCGCATCATGAACGTGCTGCGGCGGCTGAACGGGTGGGTGGAAATAGGCCCGAGGCCGACGGTGTATGGCAATCAGAAGTGCTTTGCGGTCGACTACCCAAAACTACCGAACTACCAAAACTACCGTGCTACCAAAACTACCGACCAAACGTGACACTTTTCATTTTAGAACAATTTGGTAGTCGGTAGTTTTTGGTAGTAGCCAAAAAAGCCCGAAAATACGGGGTTTTCTACCAAACTACCAAAACTACCATTTTCCCTTATAGGTATGTGTATTAGATAAATTAGAGAATGAAAATGATTATCTGATTGTCTAATTCGCAGGCTGGTATATACGCGCGTAGAGTTGGTAGTCGGTAGTTTTGGAGAGAAAGGAGAAAAAGCATGGAGATCATAAGAGCGATTGAACGGGAACTCCGGACCGATCATGATTTGATGATCGACATCCGGCAGATGGCGATTCGGCATCGGGAGGGGCGGCACACGAATGACCGTCCGTCGGACGGTTTTTTACACAACTATCTGAATCACGACCGGGACGGGGCGAATTTATACTGCTTCTTTGAGAAGTTCAGAAATCGGCACGGATGGAATCAAAGGCAATGCCCGAAGCGCTATTTCCTGACGGCGTTGCGAAAGCTGATGAAGGAGGTAACAAGCCATGCTTGAGAAGGACATCGAGAGGCATTTGCGGGACGGGGTGAAGAACATGGGCGGCTGGTGCCTGAAGCTGGTTTGTCCGGGCTTCACCGGAATGCCCGACCGGCTGATTCTGCTGCGGGGCGGGCGGGTCGCGTTCGTGGAGCTGAAGCGGCCCGGCCAGCGGGAGCGGCAGCGGCAGGCGTTTGTGCAGAGCCGGCTGCGGAAGCTGGGATTCCCGGTTTTCAGCAGCGTGGACAGCTGGAAGAAGATCGACGATGTGCTGTGCTGGTGCGCGGCGTCGATCGCGGGGGTAGGGCATGATCTATAAGCCGCATCCCTATCAGGCATATGCCACCAAGCGGATTCTGGAACAGGCGAACGTCGGACTGCTGCTTGACATGGGCCTCGGGAAGAGCGTCATCACGCTGACCGCCATCGACGCGCTGATCTATGACTACCTGTGCGTGAGCCGGGTGCTGGTGATCGCGCCGAAGAAGGTGGCAGAGGCGACCTGGCAGGCCGAGGCCCGGAAGTGGGACCACCTGAGCCGGCTGACGATCGCCACCGCGCTGGGGACGGCGCAGGAGCGGGCGGCGGCGGTGGAGGCCGGGGCGAACGTCACGATCATCAACCGAGAGAACGTGGTGTGGCTGGTGGAGGAGTACGGCGCGCGCTGGCCCTTCGACATGGTGGTGGTGGACGAGAGCAGCAGCTTCAAGAACCCGGCGGCGAAGCGGTTCAAGGCGCTGCGCCGGATGCTGCCGAGGATCCACAGCATTGTGATCCTGACCGGGACGCCGGCGCCCAACGGCCTGATGGACCTGTGGAGCCAGGTCTACCTGCTGGACCGGGGGGAGCGGCTGGGGCGGTTTATCACCCACTACCGGGAGCGGTACTTCGACCACAATCCATGGCGGCATGAGTACGTGGCGAAGCCGGGAGCCTTCGACGCCGTCCAGGCGCGGATCGCCGACATCTGCGTGAGCATGAAGGCCGAGGACTGGCTGACACTTCCCGAGCTGATCGTGGACGACGTGCCGGTGGCACTGCAGGGCGCGGGGCTGAAAGCCTACCGCGAGATGGAGCGGACCATGGTGGCCGAGGTGGGCGGCGAGGAGATCAGCGCCACCACCGCCGCGGCGCTGACCGGGAAGCTGCTGCAGCTGTGCGGTGGCGCGGTGTACGACGAGAACGGCAATGCCCACCATGTGCACGACGCGAAGCTGGAGGCGCTTTCGGAGCTGATCGAGCAGCTGCACGGCGAACACGCGCTGCTGTTCTACGGCTACCGGCACGAGCTGCCGGGCATCGAGGCGCGGCTGGCCGGGACGCGCTGGCGGCGGCTGGACTCGGCGGCGGACGCGGAGGCATGGAACCGGGACGAGGTGGACGTGCTGCTGGCCCATCCGGCCAGCTGCGCCTACGGACTGAACCTGCAGGACGGCGGGCGGCACGTGATCTGGTACACGCTGACGTGGAGCCTGGAGCTTTACCAGCAGGCCAACGCCCGACTGTACCGGCAGGGACAGACGAAGCCCGTGATCATCCACCGGCTGCTGGTGCAGGGCGGTGTGGACGAGGACGTGGCGAAGGCGCTGGGGGACAAGGACGAGACGCAGGCGGCGCTGGTGGAGGCGCTGAAGGCGAGGATTGAGAGGTGGAGCGGATGAAACATGTGGACGTGCTGTATTTGTGTGACGGTCATGCCTGTAAGTCAGAGTACAAATCTTGCGCGACAGACGGCATGTGCAGGCACACATCGAATCCGGAGCACTCGGTCAACGGTTATTGCGAACGGCCCGACCTGGCCTTTGATCGCTTTGACGAGATTCAAAAGTTCGGCTTTGGGAATGGCCGAGACACTTTCGTGCTTTACGTAGAGCGCGACGACTATGTCGGCAAGGAGGCGAAGGCATGACAGCCAAGGAGTTTTTGAGAAGGGCGCGGGGCGTTGACCGGCGGGTGGACGAGGCGACCGAGCGGGTTGATCGGCTGCGGGCGAAGCTGGAGGCCGGGAGGATGTCGAGCCTGACCGGGATGCCGAGGGGCGGGGCCGGAGACTGGACGCAGACCGCGGACCGGCTGATCGAGCTGGAGCAGCGGGTCAACGCCCGGATCCGGGAGCTGGTGCGGCTGAAGCACGCCGCGATGGACGCCATCGACCGGGTGGAGGACGCGAGGCAGCGCGAGGTGCTGGAGCTGTACTACATCGACGGCTACAAATGGTCGCAGGTGGCGGAGAGGATGAGTCTGGATGAGAGGCAGGTGTTCCGGCTGCACGGTCGGGCGCTGCAGAGGATTGAGGTGCCGGAGGAGGCGCGCGAGAAATTGAAAAATGTCATTGAATGTCAGTAACCACCTGTGGTATCATATAGGCTGACAGAAACGGGCACGAGACGAGCGTGTCCGTTTTTGTTATGGAGAAAGCGTCGGGGACTTGGCGGTTCCATCCGGCGCGGGATTTAACAGCGCTGGGTGTGCAACGGACCAGCGCGTCCTCCTACCGCAGGAGGGGGCGGAGGAGTTTTTATGAAAGCTGCGGATTCGTTTTACAAGTCGGCACGGTGGCAGCGGCTTCGGGCGATGGTGCTGCGGCGCGACGGAT